TATATAGTTACTGCTCCATTACTGCTAGGATCTTGCGGAAAAACAATCATTTGTGTAGCGTCAACCATACCATCAATTAAATGAGGAGAATCGCTTGGTTTTAACATTGCTGATAAAATAGATATACCAATTCTTAAAGCAATTATAAAACCAAAAATAACTAATATCATGAAAGCAAATTTAGCAATTAAACTATTTGATTCTAAAAAATCTTTAGTTTGAAAAGTTGGTTTAGTTGTTGAAAAAGAATTAAATGATTCATTATTACTCATTTTATATATTAAATAAATAAGAAAAAAACATAAGTTATACAATTTAAATATTTAAATCGTCCATGTATTTTCTGTTTCTCCATTTTGAACTAAAGATATTTGTAATTGATAAGCGCCAAACATACTATTCCAACTAGAGTATCCTTGTGAATAAATATTCCACGCTTGTTGTGGATTAATTGAATTAGGATAATACTGTAATTTAGATGTCCAACCATCAAAACCACCTGCTGGTGTTACATGTATATTTGCATTGGCGTTTATGCTAGCAACACCAGGTAACAAACATGTTCTTACTAATTTACCATCAATATAAAGATCCATTGTTCTTCCGTAAACGCTTAATATTAAATTAACCCACCTTTGAATAGGAACATTTGCTACAGAACATGTATGTACAACTGTGTTTCCCCCCGTTGTTGTTGGTTCTTGATCAACGCCAGGATAACAACCTAAAGAAACCGAAACATTATTTTCAACTGCTCCTAAAACAACTGCTGGACAAGGATCTAAACCACTTACACCAGAAATAGACCCACCACTTGATGTGCTTTTAGCGCCCATTCTTCCAAATATCACTTTAGGATCACCGTAACGATAATTCCAGTCATTTACATAAAACCAAACAGAATAGCAAAAATTGCTAGATGGTGTACTTGTTCCATTTGTAGCTAAAGAACTTGCTTGAATTACAGAAGCTGTTTGTCCACTTTGAATACTTTGTAATGTATATGGATCTGAAAAAATATATTTTATTAACATAATAATTAAAACAATTATTACTATTGTAATTACTATACTTAAAACACTCATCGTATAATATAGATTTAGAAATTTTATATTTTATTTTTTGTTAAATATTATATCATTTTTATTTCTTATTTTATTTATTTTATTTATTTTATTTTAGATTAAATATTATTACAAAATATAAAATTAAGTTACTGTAGTTATAGAACTTTCTGCAGTTGTTATATTATTTTTTACTATTGTTATATTTGATTCATTTAAAACAGGAGGAGTTTTATTTTTTAAAGAATTATATAAATAATATATATTTGCATTTTTTAACGCTTTTTTGAAATAAACTACATTACATATACCACCTTTTATTCCATTATTTTCACCAATAGTTAAATTGTCTAAATTATAATAAGGAACTACTCCCGGATTTGATTTTACTAATTCACCATTAATAAAAATATCCATTGTACCATTTACATAGTTAATAATTATATTATTCCATTTTTGTAAAAGTATATTTTCTGTTTTGTATATAATTCTATTATCATTTTCATCAAAATCTGTTAAACTATTTCTTGTATTTTCTTTTAAATCTTTTTGTTGTACTACAATCATAAGAGTACTTGTTTTCCCATTATATAATATATTTGGTTTACATGCAAAATTTAATAATGATGTATAATTATTATAAGACGAACTTGTATTTGGTGGGTCTGCATGAATAAATATCCAAGATGATAATGCATATTCATAATAATATTCGTCAGTTCCATTTAATTCTTCATATGTTCCTAAAGCATACTGTGTGTCTGTATATACTGGTTGATTTACTAATTGTTTACCACCTTGAAGACTAAATACATTAAAAAAAGATGGCACTGTAAAATATATTACAAATAATAAAATACCAAATATTAACATTAATATTGAACTCATATTTGTAGCGTTGTACTCTTTAAATAAAAAAGCGCTAATTTTTTCAAATATACCACTAAACCAACAAGGAATATAAAATATACTGTTTAAAATAAAATCAAAAAATGCATTTTTTTTAGAATTACTACTTTTACTTGGTAATTCAACTACTATTACTTTATATATCAAACTTAAAATAACTAATACAAGTAATAAATTTAATACAAAACTTACTGTACTTGATTCACTTGATAAATTTTGAATACTGTATACTATCCAAAAAATTAAAAGACTAGAAATGATAATTCCAAATAAAACTAATAAAGATTTTTTAAATAAATTTATTTTGTTTATTACCGTAGATTTATTTGAATTATCAATAAATAAATTAGAAATTAATACAATAGATGATAAAATGCATATTAATAATAATAAAATAATTACTCCTATTGCAGTTGATTGATTTTCTGAAGAAAAAAACCCACCAGGATATGTTGCAATTAAAAATGTGATAACTACAATAAATATTAAAAATAATATAGCGCCATATTTACCAAAATTTGTGAAATTGTCTAAAAAATTTATTTTATTTTTTTCTGATTCTTGTAATGTAAATAAAATCATTAAATATAAAAATGCAAATACTGTAACTATGATTGTTAATAATAATGAATAACCAAAGTATTTTTGTATATAACCTCCTGGATCAATATTATAATAAATAATACAAATAGTAATAATACAAAACAATATTATTACACTTTTTACTCTTTCATAATTTATATTAAAATCTTCTACATATTTTTGTTTACTTGATTTATATAAAAAAAAACTACCTAACCCCATAGTAATTAAATTAATAATAAAACCATAAGTATTTAAAATATCTGATGGCATAAAACGAAAAAATAATATTAAAAATATTGTATAAATAATTAAATATGTTACATTTCCTATTTGTTTAAATAATTGTTTTATATCTTTAAAATTTGGAATAAAAATTAAAGATAAACCACAAATTAATAAACAAAAGAATACAATAATAAATACATTTTGCGTAATTGCTTGATCTGAAGAACTAAATGATCCTGGTGATTTTACTTTAAAAAAAATTAAAAACATTCCAATAATTAATCCAATAATTAATAATATAAAAAAATAAAATACGTATGACATTTTAATTTTAGATAAAACATCAGTATTATTTGTATTTGTGTTTGATGCATCCATATATTATTAAAATATTATTTACATAAAATTTGTATTTAATTTGTTAAAGATGTTGTAGGAGTAAAAAATATACCATTTTTACCACATAATTTAACTCCGTCTCTTGTTTTACTTGCCAAATCATATTCTATTTCTCCTGAAACCATATTTTTATAACCAAATTTTAAACATTTTGATAAATGTATGTTTTCATCGGGATATTCATACAAGTCTTTGCTTATATATTTTTTAAAATAGTAACAATTACAACATATTTTTAAATTTTCATTAAAAATAATTGCATTTAATTTTGGTTTTATTTCTTTTGATATTTTTTTTATAGTAGTATAATTGTGTATTTTCATTATTTTATATATTTTAATTTATTTCTTTATGTTATTTTTATATACTATTTTTCTAGTACACTTAAATAATATTTAACTGCAATTTAATAGTTTTTTGTTAAATGGTATAAATTACATATTTTCGCTCGCTGTTTTTTTACCGTGACAATTTCGGCATAACGCCACTAAATTTTGCACATCATTATCACCACCATATTCTAATCTTATTTTATGATCTATTTCAAATGTATGGTCTAATTGTGATTGACAGTGCTGACATTTCCAATCTTGACTTGAAGCAACATATTTTTTTTTTGTTTCACTAACAGAACGTTTAGTAGGTTTACCTGATGACCCTATTTGGTTTAGTCTATTTTCAGAACTAAATCCAGGATTATTAATTCCATTAAAATTTTCCATAAAACTTCCATTTTCATTAGTACTAGTAAAATCCATAATAGGACTTAACATATCCATAGATGTTTTATCAATTGGCATAAATTTTACTAAATTATTTGCATACAATAACATGTTTCGTCCTTGATTTGGATTTCTTTTTAATAATATATATATACCTACTCCTAATAAAACATAAAATATCATTTTATAGTATTTTTTAAATGACATTAACATTTTTGTATATTTTCCATCTACATATGCATTATATACAAAAAAAGCAGTTAATCCTAATACAAAAATTTCTAATCTCATATAATTATGTAATTTTAAATAATTTATATTTTATTATATAAATTATTTTATATATTATTAATTTATTAATTTTATTATTCATTTATTTCTTTTTTGTAGTCATTGCTTCTTGACCATACGCACCTTGTAATTTCAATGCTCTAATATATGATTTTTGATCTTCAGTTAAATGAGCAATTTTAAAAATTGCTAATAATAAAATAATATAAGGCAATACAACTAAAAACCATGATAAACTAGAATATCCTTTTTTACATAACCAATTTAAAACAAATGTCCAAATGCATGCAAATAATAATTTAAAAAATATAGCTATAATTCCAAACCCTTGAAACAACGCAAAAATAGAAGCAATTACAGCAATAGCAAAATAAATTCTCGCTGGTGTGCAAAGTTTTTTAAAATCTTTCACCATATACATTATTATAATATTTTTATTTTATAATAATTCATTTTTCTTAATATTTTTTATATTTTTATATTTTTATATTTTTATATTTTTAATATTTTAATATTTTTAATATTTTTAATTTTGTCTTATTATATTTATAATATTTCCTATATTATTTAACTCATTAACTAAATTATCAGTGTTTATTACTTTATCTGAATTTAAATACAAATAATCTATAAATATTTGTTTTATTAATTGAAACAATTTTTTTTCATATTTATTTAAATTATCATAATTATTAAATAGTAGTTCTAAAAATGCATAATAAATACTAATAAATCCCCATAAATCTACATTTTTTATGAAAACATTATCTAAATATTTTCTTAAATTAAATTTATCATCTTTATAAAAATTTTTATTTATTAATATTTTTACTATGTAATTTATAATATATTTTGTTGTATATTCTCTATCAATTATAACAAATTTATTTTCATTTTCTGTGAAATGTATATTATTACTAAATAACATGTACATTATTTCATTTATAAAATTAAAATGTCCAGCACCTCTTTTTATAATCCATAATTTTATATAATCAAGTGTAAATATAATTAATTCATTTTCGTCTTTATAATTATGATTGTTTGTAGTAAATTTATTATATT